ACATACGCCCCGGAAAGGTCCGGCCCAATGCGTCACCATCATCAGGCCCGCCCTCGAAGTTCTCGAAATCATCCGGCGCCGAACCCCAGTAAGCATTACGCCGCGCGTGATAGAGCCTGCCATCATGCAAGGCGACAGCCTCAGAATACCCGAACCGGCCAGACCATGCGCCAAGCGCCCAGAGCGTCGTCGCCGTGGTCTTTGCAAACGTGTCGAGTACATCAACCGTGACCTCGTTGTCCGCATCAACTGAGAAGATGCGCCCGACCCCATCGGACACACCGCCGCCATAAGTGAGTGTGACCGCCACCGAACCACCCACCGCCGTGCAGCGAAAACGATAGAACACCACCTGGTTATCGAGATCATCATCGATCGATCCGGACGCATCGGCAGAGTAGGTCTGGAATGTCACCCAGTTGAGATCATTACCGACCGAGCGCTCCAGCACCACCGTGCCCGAAGTCGTCACATCCACCGTGTAATAGAAGATCCGCTCTGTCGTGATCCCGGCCACCCGGATCGGGTCAGTGACCGAATCCACGCTCGTGAAAGTCTCAGACTCGAACTGCCCGGAATGCGTCAATCGGATCAACGCGCCCTCATCACCCTGCACAAAAACAGGCCGCGAGGACGTGATTGTGGTCGTTCCGGTCCGCGCCGCCGCCGTCATTGTGACATCAGTCAGATTGTCGGGCGTAAAAGGCCCATTATTTGGCCTGAACAGCCTTAACGACCAGCTTGTCGGACCCCGCCGCTCCAGCGCACGCGCAGGCTTGTTGCCCATGACCCACCATTCGGTGTTGAGGCTCTGCTCATGACGCAAGCTTGGCAGCTCGCTCTCTGTCCATGGCGCGCTCAAAGTGAGATCACCCGCAGTGTCCACCTGCTCAAACCCGACAAGAACCGCATCGCCTTCGGCCCGAAGCCGGAACTCAATGTAATAGGTGCTGACCCCCGGCGTGAATGTCACCAGATGCTCACCCGGAGCAAAGGGACTGTCAGCAACAATATCCTGATCACCCGCAGATGTGCCTACCCGAAAAACCAGCGTGCGCCGCTGGACCTCAAAACGATAGGAGACCGCAGTATTAGAACTCGCCTGCGTGACGGTATTGCGCGCCACCGCCTCTTCGGTGCTTGAGGCGCTGAACTCCACATCCACGCCATTGAGAGTGATCGAGGCGGTCATGCGTAGGTGCCCGTATAATACCCATCAAAGTCAAAATCGTAATCGCTCGGATCATAGATGTCGCCCGTGCCCGGTCCTGGCGCAGCGCCACCGCCCGTATCGGGCGCGCCGCTCTGGTCTGTCCAGCCCGCCAGCGAAACGCTCGGCGCCGTCACCTGCACGTACCCCGTGCCCGAGATAAACCGGATCTGGCCCTCGGTTATCTCCAGCACCAGACGATCGGTCTCGCTGAACACAAAGGGTCGCAGGATTCCAATTGAGGCGGCCGCGCTTTCGATCTCGTCACTCGCGGCATCGAGAATCGCATTCCCGTTTGCATCGAGGAGGTTGCCCACATTGGTGATTTCACCAAGATATTGCGTCCCCGGCACCTTCTCCATCCCGCCTTGGACCAGCGGCAGTATGTTTTCCATAATCTCGCAGGATCGGGCGTATGTCTCGATGTCCACGCGCACCAGCGCATCACTATCAAGCTCTCCCTGGTTGAAGGCGATATATTGAGGACGCGTGACAGAGGCCATTATCCATACCGCCCTGCCCGTGGTGTGCGAATACCCGCCGTGCGTGCGCGCTCATAGCGTCCCGGAGGAATCGGCCACTCTCGCTTGCTAGTCGCATCCCATGCCTTCGCATCGCGCCCGCGTCGAAGCAGTTGCTTTTCGATCCTGTCGCGCGTCGAATTGCTTTCATCAGTGATCGGGTAAATGCGGTCAGCGATCTTGGCCGCAACAAAGTCAGCAAACTTCTGCGACCAGGAACCTTCATTGTCCTTCCACGTCCCATCGACATACCAGATATAACTGGTCTCAGAATTGGTCAGGATCTTACCCTGCCGGTCATCATACTCAATCCCTATTCCACGCGGATCAGTCGAATTATCAACCTTGATGATCCGCTTGCACTTTGTCGGCTTATTGAACGTGTAGGTAAAGCCAACCAGCGTAGGCGTCACAACCGCAAGCTGTTTTACCGTCATAGCGAAGTTCCAGCTATGGTCTTCGAGCAGGCCATCGACCACATCGTCGTAGGCATTCGTGATGCGCTTGACCCATTTGGACGTGTCCTCAGTGCTCGTCGCGGGAGGCTCACCCAAAAGGTCGAGGCAGTTATTGTAGACCTTGAGCTTCGTCGTCATTGCATCGTCTCTCCTGCGCCGACCGCTGAGCCAAGGAACTCATACCTGAACGTATAATTCAGCTCCTCGCTCTTGGAGAGAATGGGCGAAACATCGACCGGATAGAATTTGAGGATTTCCTCACCCCGAAACACGACGACAACAGGACCGCCCTGACCAAGCGGGTAGCGTTCTTTCACCTGCCCCTTGATGTCATTCATGGTCACGTTCGCCTTGCCCGTCGCCTTGGCCAAAGCATCAACCAGTGCCGTACCCTTAACGTCCATAATCTCCTGCGCCGCTTCCTCGCGGAAAAACCGATGGTAGCGGCTTTGATGGACACGGATGTCGGGAGCCTTAAGCATTAGCGGCTTCGACAGCTTTCGGTTTGGCAGGAGCCTTTTTGGCCGGTGTCTTCATGGTCTTCTTGACCGCATTGCTGGTGCGCTGCTGGTCCGCAGCTTTTTCAGCCAGGATATTCGCCCGCACACTCGCCTGCTCGCGAGTCTGGTAAGGGAAGCCATTGTCCAGCGGCTCATCGTCCAGCAGGATCACGTAGCCATTGACGCGCCAGTCGAGACGGTAGCCCTTGGGCATATCAAACTCATCATCCTCAACCTCCCACATCACCTTGGTCAGAAGCTGGTTGGTCTGCTTCACCTGGCCACGTACTTGCAGGAAGATCGTGCGGGAGAAATCTTCCCATTCGCATTCGATCTGGTCGCCGGTCGTGAGTTGTGCATTCGTCATCACATGCCCGAAATAAAGCGGGTCAAGGACATCCTCACGACTATGCGCGACAGGGATGCGCGCGAGATACTTGTTACGGACCTTGCCGGGAACTTCGAGGGTGAGCTGAGAGGGTTTGCACTTGACGGTCATGAGGTCTCCATAAGAAAGGGGCGAAAGTGATTTGATGCACCTTCGCCCCTTTGCATGAATGACCTATGGCGGTTAGGCTGGAGCCGCCACCACAATAGCCGTTTCGGTCGCGGTGGACGCATTGCCATCAGCATCAATCGAGATCACGACGAAATTCGCCATGTCCGCGATTGTCGCGCCAGCCTTGCCAGAGGTCGAAGTCGGGACAGCGGTTGTCCAGACTCGGGCCTGGATGATGTCGCCAACTTCCATTCCCCGGTTTCCGACCGCGGGCGCAGCCATGCCGGCGAAATAGTCGGACGCATCAATAGCGCCAACCGCATCCAGTGTCTCGTAAAGCCAGTAGGACTGTCCGAGACCACCAGGCGTCAGGTTGTAAGGGCCGTAAAGGCTGCTTGGAGTAAAAGCCATAATTCAGTTCTCCTCTTAGGCCACTGCTGCCGTGTCATCGTGGGTCGCACCTTCGACACCGCGATCAAGACAGAGCTTGGTTGCATCTCGCATCACCGCGTAAGTTTCGTGGCGGTGTTGCGGCTCGTAGTAATAGGCGTGCACCTCTGGATCGCCCGCGATCTGGTGGCCAATGGCTGACTCGTGGAAGATATAGCAATCTGCCGTCGCCGTGCCGAAGCCGCTCAGACCCGTATGGGTGAACCAATTCACACCCGCCCAGTGCTTGGCTTTCAGCTCAGGAAGGCCGTGCAACTGATCGAACTCGCGGATCATGACATAATCGGCTGAGACAAACTCGTCGATCGTCATCATCTGCGCGTAGCCTTTCGGCGTCACAACGCCCCAGACCCGTCCATCCATAGGCACATCGCGCGCCCAGAGATCAGAAACCCAATCCAGTATCGGGCCCTTGGCGCCGAAATCAATCGCAGAACCGGAGTTCTGGACATTCGTGCTGGCATCAAGCTGAGCAATGATGTTCGCGTCACAGCGACGGTGGCAGGCCGCAATCGACTTGCGATACTGCATGGTGCGCACATTCGGATTGGACTTGAACGTATCGAAGTCATCGATGCGATACTTGCCGCCGAAATACTCCACCGGGGTCGCTGAGACCTGGCTGAGGACCAGTTGGGCCAGCGGGATGTCACCATCTCGCGAGCGCTCCTGAGCTTCCTCAGATGGGTCAACAATGTCCCAGTAGATTGTTCCTGCACGCATCAGGCCATCAGACCGGACACACTTCATGAGCAAGGACTTTTCGCGCTCGAAATCGACCTTGAACTCGTCATTATACATGCTGCGCTCTAGCGCAGAGATCGTATTTACAGACATGGCTGTCCTGTTCCTTTGTTAAAGGTTTTCAGAAACGGCGATGCCGACTGACGGCTGGGGTGGCCGCATGAAGCGGGGCCGACCGTGGTCTCAATTCTTTCACGGGGCCTGCATTAGCAGGGGTGGCCGTGGGCACGTACACACGAGGGATCGCCATTCCCCGCAGGCCGCACCTGTTTTTGCCTCGCTAGCTGCCCCGTCAGGCTGCCTTTGAGGAAACTCGTTCCAGACGCCCCTTCAGTTCGAGAAGGCGAGTCTGCTTCTTCGCATAAGCGTCAGGGTCGCTATGGCGAAGGTTCTGGATATTCTTGATCTCGGTCTCGATCGCCTCGGAGCCCATTGGCTCGCCCTGGATCGCTGTGAAGGTCAGGTCTTCGCTCGATTGGCGAACTGCCTCCATCATGGCCGTCATAAAGGCCGGGTGATCACCGACGCGGCCCATAGGCTGTCCATCTTCCCCGACGAGCTGGGCCGTGCGGATTTCCTCGAAGCTGTCACCGAAGAAACGAGACACACCTTCGGACGCAAGTTTGCTGTTCAACTCGAACTGGTCGCCCCACATCTTGCGAATCTGGTCGCTGTATTCGGCCTGTTTGGACTCGGCGATTTCCTTCATCTGGACGGCCTGCGCTTGCAGCACATCGCCATAGGCATCGCGCATAAACTCAATCACCTCTGGCGAGCGAAGCATTCCGCCCTTCTCGAAAGCCTGCTCGGCAAGCGTGGTCAGCATCGCCTTGTTAGCGTCCGTGAACTCCATGCCTTCGGGCAGGGTTGGCGTCAGGTCATAGTCGGCAACCGATTCCTTTGCGCCGATCGCGCTATAGAACTCAGCCCTGTCCTCATCGCTGGCATTCTCGCCGGGAAGCTTGATGCGACCACTTTCACGCAGCTTGTCCTGCGCACTAAGGCCCGCCTTAATCGCGTCCTCGGTCGAGCCATAACGCTTCAGGCGCTCGGCAACCTTGTCATCCTTGGCCAGCTCAAAATCAGCATACCAGTCCTTTTGGGGCTCAGCAGAAGGCGCATCCCCAGCCGAAGCAGGGTCGAGTGCCTGTGGGGACGGGCTGGGCTCTCCGCTCGACTGGGGCGCATCACCGGCTGGCGCTGGGTGGGGGGTGTCAACCGGTGCGTCGATGACTTGGGTATCGCTCATTCTTCGTCTTTCGCTGGTGCCCAGAGGGCCAGTTTTCCTATTCTGGCAATATG